GCAAGCGTAATAAACTGGATCAGGCCATTAGCGACGAAGCTTCGACGGAAGCGACAAGCGTGCGTCCTGGTCCGGGCCTAAGCGGCAAGCAGCAAGCTGCAAGCACAAGTAAGCCACAAGCTACAAGCAAAGGTAAGCTGCAAGCTACGAGCAGCAAGCGTCAAGCATCTGAGTGAGCTGCAAGCAACAAGCGTTCTATATGTTGCCAATCATCTATTGCAAGGGAAGGCGTTTCGCGGTGATCTACTAGTAGACCGTGGATCGCTTTACTCTCGTAAAGTTTTACGTGTCCAAGAGAGGCGTCTTGGACTATGATGAAATTACGTTTAGGACGAGTCATGTGGAACAGTTTTTGATGTGGACTAAATACTATTTTTGACCCTCTTGCTATCTTCATTTCACACATGAAAAAACCACAATTATCATTGTATCCCAACAGATCAGGTGTACCAAATGATGACCAAGATTCCAGTCTTGTCCACTGAATTTTAGGTGTATTTTTTTTAATTTTTTGCCAAAGTTTTGACTCCGGTTTCATCGTACATTGACTTCTATCGTACAAATCTGTATAAGTCAAATTTATGGCAAGAACACCTATTTTAACAGACAGACAAAAACAATTTGCAGAGCTTTTAGTATACAATGACGGCAAGTTAAGTCCTGCTCAATGTGCTATGGAAGCTGGTTATACATCTAGACCAAGACAAACAGCATCAGAATTACGTAATCCAAAAGTTTATCCTTTGGTATCTAAATACATTGGTGAGCTTAGAGCAGAAGTACAAGAGAAGTATGCAATTAACTTTGAGAAACACATAACTGAATTAGCTAAGATTAGAAATGAAGCACTAAAGAAAGGTGCGTGGTCTGCAGCTGTAAATGCAGAAGTTGCACGTGGTAAAGCTGGCGGACTTTACGTAGACCAAAAACTTATCATGACAGGTAACGTTGACGCTATGTCTGCAGATGAAATTAAAGAGAAGCTACGTAAAATCCTAGATGACAATAAAGAATTGATTAATATTACGCCAGATGAAGTTGAATTAGACAATATAGAATTGCCAAAGCAATAAGCACTAAGTGCTTACTCATCAACTCATTACCAAAATCATAATATCTTTTGTATGAATTAACTATTTCATAGTAAAACTCTTTAGCCTTATTGAATAGATCAGTCATTACATTTACACCTTTCTATACCAAAAACTTTACTTACTAAGTTTTTTAGTTTTGCTATTATTTTTTTTACCATTTTTACTCCTTGTAATACCTTGTGGATTAGGCCCACGTATTGGTGGTATCGCTTGCCATTTTACGTTAGGCATATTCTTAGTCAAGGTTTTATTTTTCATTTATTGTTACATATATAACAACTACATTGATCGCATTTACGACCACAATGACAATCGTGTTTGCATTCAAAGCAAAACGTCTTCATTTTTCATTTATCTTTTCCATTTTAATTACACAACCTTTTGGAAATACATTTCTATCACTAAATAACTCATCATTAACTTCATAAGATGCAAATGTTCGTACATTTTTTTTATCTTTATTTAAAAGATATGCATGTGTAACCATAATAGATGGCATGAATCCACACGCTGTATGTAAATCTGCGTGCCCGCTGTCACCCGTGATGTCCAGCCACGTGATTTTGTAAAAGTAATATCTTTTCTTTTTTATAACTACAGATTTGTATTTAGATTTTTTTGGATGTCTAGGCATAGGAATCTTATACTATAAGTGAGATTTTTGAGCAAAAAAGTTTTTAAAAAAACAAAAAGGGTCGCGCGCGCCGAATACAGAGCTGTGCCACGGTGTGCCATACCCTCTGGCACACACTTTTGTCAATAAAATCAACACTAATAACTCCATTTTAGCCTTGTGCCACTGTGCCACCGTCATTTTTTTGTCACTAAAAAAAAATAATAGGGTCAAAAATTCCACTTATGTTGGCACATTAGTCGTACTTTTTTACAGACGTGCCTATTTTTATGATCTTTTTAACTCCTGGCCCTTGTATTTCTATGTCTGCGTATGGTTTCCAGGCCTTACGTATTAGATTTAACTCTAGAACTAGATTCGACCATTGCTTTGAGGAGATCTTCTTCCCCACTATTGTCATTTGTTTTGCCATAATCTATACACAACTTACCTTCCAAATGGTCTAGCTCGTGCTGTATGCACCTAGCCTCCATATTGTAGAAAGTTTTAGTATGCTCTTCTCCTTCCTTATCTTGATACTTTAGAGTGATTCTAAGGTGTCTTGCAACCTCACTCCTCTTGCCGGGTGCAGATAAACACCCTTCAAAGTCTGTTAATGTTTCGTCAGACTTTTTTGTAACCACTGGATTTATAAAAACCTGTGGCTTGTCTGCATATCTTGTGCAGTCCATTACAAAAATTCTTCTATGGTACCCTACTTGTATGGCAGCTAATCCTATACCATTGTGTTGGTACATAGCTCTTGTCATATATTTTATAAGACGTTCTGTTTTATCATCTAATGGAAAAGTTACATTTTCACTTTTAATTCTTAAATTTACGTCAGGATATTTGACCAATTCTATATACATAGGTGCCCTTCACTCTCGCGTTGGGCACCCTTTGGCCAGCGTTCTCTTAGAGAACTCATTAACTTTGTTTAAAAGTAGGTGACATAAATCTTTTTAAAGACTCTGCTTTTAGTACAACTCTCGCAGGCTCTGGTGAGTTTATTAATCTACTCTCTTGTAATTCTATTTTTCTAATCTCTTCTAGTCTACCATCCATTGTCTCAATATAAATTGGACAGTCAGATATAATTGTGCCTTTTTGATTGTCAGTAAATTTCCCTAGAATCTGTTGAAAGTCTCTTACTCTCATTTTCTAATCTCCTTCCTATTTGTCTTACTAATTCATACCATTTTTTTCTCCACATTTCTCTCATGTCACCACTAGTTTTGTAATACATATTTGCTATGTTATCCAGTCGTCTTTGATCTTCCTTTATAATACTCATCTACTCTCCTTAACCATTTGTGTTTATATTTTTTATACTCTTCACCCTCTATAATAAATTCTTGATAAAAGTTATCTTTGCTACACATCATTATCACTGCTTTGTTTATAGAAGTTTTGTAAACATAATCGTGAGCCATGCCATATGCTGCTAACTGCAAACAATAATCTTCTACCCACTCACGTTTTTTTGGTTTGTTAGTTTGTTTAAAATCTATTACTGCCATTTCATTTTTATGCATAGCAATCAAGTCTGTCTGGCCTGCGTACAATCCAGGATAATACAATGTACATTCACTGCCATAAAATTCTGTAACATTACATAGTCCTTGTTCTATGACTCGTAATGCCATGTTGTGTGCTTCTTTGCCAACGTTTGTTAAATCTAAATAACCTTGTTCTATAATATATTTTTCTAAAATTTTGTGCATCGCTGTACCTCTGGCACCAGCTTGATCCACGATCCGCGTCGCGTTTTCCTCGCCGATAGATTTACGCCATGCCGCCAACGATTCGCGTTTCTCGGCTGTTTGAGTCTGAGACAATATAGTAGTAACAGATGGTAGTTTACTATCATTAATATCATAATGACGTTTACCATCTATTACTTCACGAATGGTTCGTGGATAAATATAACTATTATTTCTTTTCAACTAATATTTCTCCTTGATTCTCACACTCATTACAATCAGCCCAAATCTCTTCTTTGGCCAAATGATATGGAATTCTAACATATCCATTTCCTCTACACTCCTTACAGATTTCTTTAACTACCTTTTCCGTTTTTGTATCCATGTTTCTTTCCTTCTTTTTTAGCAAGACTTTCTATTGTTTTACTTACAGTTAAGTCGGCGTCAGTAATTTTACCATCTCCTAGAAACTTTAATACTTTATAAGTCGCTACCGATACGGATACTGACTTAAATTTAGCTGGATCAGCCATGTTGTTTGTCCTTTCTATTGTTGTTTTCTATTTTCATATATGGGAATCTATAATAATAAAACAAGGGTTGCAAGTGTTATTTTTTTAAGATAGAAAGAAAGTCTCTTCTCACACCTTTTGTTTGTTCGTCCCTTTCTTGGGACGGGCAGACAACTTAGAATGATTCTAGACTTCGCTCATAGGTTGACAATAAAACTTGATGTGAGCATAAGCTTCATTAACTTTATCAGGACCTATTTC